GTTGCAGCAATGCGGTTTTGACTAGGAGTGCCAAGTGACGAAACGTCAATAGGCTTAATCTGGTCGCGGTAGTTTACCTCACCGGTGCAGTTGGAGTTGACGCTAACAGCGCCGCTAAGACGGCTATCGACCTGCTGGGCAAGACGACGCCACTGACTTTCAAATTTAGGCTGATACTGATCGATCAGCGCGAGTGTTGGACTAACTGGCATAATATTTTAAGGTTTAGGTTTTTGTTTTGGTTCACGAAAGCCGCTGTCTGTGAACGGAAACCTCTAAAATTGGGGCAGCTAATGCTGGTAGGCCATGCGAGGGGCGTATGTAGGGCGGCCAAATTGGGGCTGTATAGACAGGTCTAGCAAGCTAGGTAAGCTGTCATGGATAGCCTTCTAAGCTAAAATATCAATTTAGTCAAACAAAAAGCCTCCCCCTCTGACATGACTAAGAGGAGGAGGCTCGGTGCTAGATGGGAAGAGAGAGACCACCTAGAAATTTGTTAAGCAATATCTCTCGCTTTTGCTAGCAAAGTGTCAACGTGTTTGTGAACAGCATCGTCGCCGGCCATGAACTTAGCGTGCATTGGGTGTTGGCTATCTTCCATGATTGCCTGAGCTGTTTCGGCTGGGCCTCGGAAGTCATCGACCTTGGCTGTCTGACCTGGGCCTCGGTAGGAAGCCTCTGAGATTGCATCGCTTAAGTGAGCAAACATCCTAGTAAGCTCTGGGCTATCAATCTGAGACACTACCTGCTTGACGCCTTCAATCTGCTCCTGACTTAATCCAGCTTGGATTCCGAGCTTTTCGGCTGCGACAGTCGCTCCATTGATGCGAGCATCGGTTTCTGTTCCAAATGCTTCTAAAAGCTGCTGTTTGCCGGCTTCTCGTCGCTCTTGGGCCTCTGCCTGCCATTGTTCGGCTTGTGCTGCTGCTGCTTCTTGAACAGCCGCTAGTCCGGCAGTAATTGCTGGTCCTGGCGCTCCTGACTGGATTAAAGCATCAACTACTGGAGTTGCAACCTCTTCAGTCCATCCGGTAGCGTTCTGGAAGCTTTCAAAGTCTTCCGGCATCACTTGGTCTGCACTCTCTGGCACACCGGCAGCTTCACGGAATCGACTCCAATCCTCATCGGTGGCGTCTGCTCCTGGGTAACTGACTGACTTTGCTCGCGCTGCCGTCTGGTTATCCTTGAGCATCTTTGCTAGGTCAGATGGACTCTTGCCTTTGAAGTTGCGGTTAATGTAGTCAGCATCGACGCTGTCGTTCTTAAACCGGTCTCCAATCTCTTGAAACCTACCATCTGCATCAAACATTCCTGATGCGTCAAAGGTTGGCGGGGTTGATGGGTCTGAGCCGTATTCTTCTGTAGGGTCAGCTACGGCAGCACCGCCGCCAGCATCTCCTCCTTCTTCGTTTCTAATCAATTCGTATTGTCTCATAGATTCTCTTCTGTAAATAGATCGCCATATTCGTCCTTGAACTGCTTCGCGCTCCAGTTCTCGCGTCTCCACTCAACTACCTGAGCTGACTTCCCGCCCATGCGTTTAGTGAAATATTCTGCCGGAGCATCCTTTTTAGACCGTTTTGTCTTAGGTTGCTTAATAGAAACCTCAACCTCTACTGGTGATGCGTCACCTATTAGATTTTCTAGAGTCTCTCGGAACTTCTCCTGCTTGTGGTGAAGACCTGTAACCTCGCCGTCTACAAGCGTGGCGATCTCTTTCATGTCGGTCTGTCGAATGAACTTGTCGCCAACTAGTTTAAATAGTCTTGGATCAATCATCTGGGTTTCTTGGTTTTAGGTTCTCTAGTTCTATGATTACGTGACGGCCACCTTCGCGTAGTTTCGCGGATGTCTCGTTGTAGTCGTCTTCTGCTTTGAACACCGGCTGGTCGAACTGAAATTTTACTTTCATCCATTCCAACAGCGCGTCCCCTTCTGTGGTAGACAGGAGAGTTTTAACAACCTTCCCGTTATGTGTATGTCTGTCCATTATTGCATCATGCCTTGAAGCTTCTCAGGATCGACCTGGCTGGCGTCCTTGGCAGCGCTGGCAGCTTGTTGAGCCATCATCATCTGCTGCTGTTGAGCCATCTCTGCTGCGCGGGCCTCGCGCTGTTCGATTACCTGTTGAAGATTCTTGATGACATCCTCAGAAATACCGTCATTGCGGGCGCTATCTCTAAGCATCTGGTCAAGGTCAAAGTTGTCGGCAAGCTCTGGAGCGATCTGAATCATTGGCATAATCCGCTCAATAGTGCGGTCAATAGCGTTGTTTTCGATCATCCTTATCGCTAGAGCAATGCGCGAGGTGAACTCAACCTTTGGAAGCGGCACGATACCGGCATTCATTGGGCCATCAGGGTAAAGCTTTACAGACTCAGGTGGGTCTGGGAACACTCCTTCATTAAACAGAAGCAGGAACACGTTCTGAAAGATTGGTGTTAGCTCTGTAGTGATCTGGTTGAAGTTAGGCAGGAAGCGACGAAGAGCAGCGTTTTCAATACTGGCAACCTCTCTGGCTGTCATCTGCTTGTCCTTCTGAGCTACAGCCTCAAATAGAGCGGCGTGGAAGAACCCACGGACCTGCTCTGTCACGTTCTCCATCAATACCATGCCGGCGTTAATGTCGTTGTAGAGCCTCATCTGCTCGGGCTTCATCCCGTTGCGCTCATCAAAGACTGTCACGCCATTAGGCCGTGTTGAGATCTCATCTACTGAGTCTGATGGCACTAGCCAAGGTGGTTTGACCTGGAGAGCTACGCCCTCGTGGACATCTCTACGGAGCTTGTTTAGCTCTCTCATTGCTGGTAGAGCCTTGGATGCTGGCGCTAGACCGTAATTGTAGTCGTTCCAGATCTCAGCTCTTGGTGAGGCGAATGGATAGTAATCATATCCACCTTCCTCTAAAATCATTCTGTCTTCTTTGCAGACGTAGATGCTGGCGAATGGCTTGTTCTTGGCTTCGATCCCGTTCTTGTTGCGAGGAAAGCAAGCATGGATCACGGTGAAATGAGTTTTCTCACCACCCTTCTTCATGTCATTTAATGACGCCTTGGCCTTCTTACCTAGATTGTCCTCGCCAAACTTATCTGCCATTTCCGAGGCAGTCATAGTCAGCCACCGGTATTCGGTCCGAATGTCTCCCTCGCCATCCTTCTCAATGGCAAATGTGCCTAGACGGTCATAACAAAACTTGAGTAGCTTCTTATTTCCTCGCTCAACATACAATGATCCAGTGCCACCGCATCCCATATCGGTGACGACCGGCTTGATTGACTGGTAGAAGTTACTGCGACCAAGAGCGGTTAAAGCTAGCTCAGAACATTTGTTATACCATTTCCGGCCCGCATCATCGACCTCGTGGTCATCTTGGGGCGTGTAGATCATCCATTTCTCATTTGACGAGAATACCTCGGCAATCATGCCGTTAGAGTAGGTATCTAGACTCTCAATGCCGGTAGTGTCATACAAGCCAGAGAATCCGGTAACGTCAGGCGACTGGGGAGTTTGCGTAAATATATCAAGCTGAGGCTTAAAATACTTCGCAGTCAGATCCCAGTGAGACTTAAAGGCATTAAGCTCACTCTCAAGCGAATCAGCCTTCCTGAGAATAGTATCTACGTTCTCGTCAATCATTGACCCTGTGCTGTCTTACTACCCGTCGAGTAATTTGGATTAACGGCTCCGCCTCTAGTTGACTGAGCATAGCTAGACTCACTCATGCTGCGTTTCCGCTTACGCTTGGCAATCTTCTTTGCTTCAGTGCGGCCAACGTCTGGTGATGCTGGGGGCGGCGGGGGAGGCGGAGGCTTTGGACTAAGGAATCCCATACGCGCTTATTACGCTTTTTGCGTAAATATGTCAACTATCTTTAAATATCAAGCAAGCGACACTTTAGTATCCAGATCCTGCATTGATGCGTGGCCTACGCCGGCGCTTAGCGTGTGACTGTTGATCTGTCAGCATATCGTGCAGCTCTGCCTCTGCTAGCATTGAGAATGCGTCAGATGGGTGAGACTCCCAACCGTGAGAGATCTTGTTTGTGATCCATCCCGTTCCATCGGTAGCTTCCTTGTAATGAAACTGGCTTAAAGCGTCCCTGAGATGCGTAGTTGGCTTATCTCTAAACCAAATATTCGGAAATGCCTTCTTGGTCGCGTTAATCCGCAGTTCCTTGTCATGCGTTCTAGGAATTGTCTGCACGTTTGACAGGCCAGCCTTCCGTAACTCCTCTGCAAATGTCAGTCCATTAGGCTGTCTAGCTGCCGAGTCATGTGGAAGTAAGTGACCGCCATAGCTAAATCCTTTGGCCTGCATATGACCTACACGATCCTCTAGCGTCATGCCGGCTGATATGTCGCAGTCAATGACCGTTCTCCTCATCCCATCAATCTGCCAATAGATGACAGCAGTGTTCTGTGGCGATCCGATGTCCCAAGTCGTCCATACCGGACCACGATTAGGCTCAAAGTCGCAAACATGACCTAGCCTCAGCGCATCTTCTACCTCTTTGGCGTAAATCGTGCCAGGTATATCAGATGAAAACGAGCATTCAAACTCCCGCTCAAACACGTTGCTCTCTCTTGTAGCTTTCATCCTATCTAGCTGATCAGGCGGGATAAGACCGCTTTCAGATGCTTTTAGACAGAGGGAGAACCACTCAGGGTCTTTGAGCGAGTGCTGGTAGACTCTCCAGAAGGCATTCTTACCCTTGGGCGTCCCAACAAACGTGGCCCAACCTTTGTAGTCTAAAAGACACGGTTCTATGACTGACTCCCACGCATCTGGTGGAATGTCGGCATATTCGTCCAATACTACACCATCAAAGTAGAGTCCCCTTGCTCGCTCGTAGTTCTCACCGGAATACAGCCCGATCTCTGCCCCGTTCTGGAATCGAATCCATAGCTCCGACTCGTTCTTGATCACACCAGGTATCTGATGAGTGAAGGTCTTGAGGTAGCTCCAAGCAATCTTTTTGGCCTGCGCTTGTGTGGGAGCAAAGTATCCGTAGCGCAAAGGCGATGATTTCAACCCTTTGCGCGTATGGGTGTGGCATTTAAGGATTAGATCCTGCAGACATCCGAAGCTCTTGCCGCCCCTTCGATGCACCACTAAGCAGGCCCTGTCCTCTGTCCGTTGTAGGTATGGTCTAACCCAGTTCCGAGGCTTCAGCGTTAGTCTAGTCTTGTTCGTCGCCATATGCGGTCATAAAATCGTTGCGAATATCGCTAACAGTGAGTTTCTGAAAATGATCCGCGCTCCAGCAAATGCCGAAGACGTTAATTTCTTTAGGAGTATCTGAAGCGATCATTACTATCATCCTCTCGCCCTCAGTAATCTCAGCAAATGAGGTGATGTTGTGGAAGCCTTCAGCCTCTAGGTAGCTCTCAACCTGGCCAAGCTTCTCAACCTCTTCAAATGTCACCTCACTCATCCTCTCCTCCGATCACGATCTCAATCTCTCCTGAGACCTCTACGGAGTGATCGTGCTTGTCTCTCCAATCCTCCTTAAAGCGGTTCTTCATCTGAAATATGTAGCTAGTAGAGTTAAATCCCTCAACCCCTCCAAACGTGGCCTCACGCCCTTTACGCTCCCACCAAGACAGCCCCTCCTCGTAAGCTCTTTTTAGGGCGTTAGAAAACTCAGGCTTCTTGTTGCCCCAATCCCATAGCGTCTCCCTTACGACTCCTAGCTTAGACGCGATCTCAGCCTTGCCCATGCCTTGCTTACCGCACTCAATAGCAATGTCGCAGAACTCTGGTTTGTATTTTGTCGGCCTACCTCCTGCCATGCTCTTAGAATAAGCACAAAAAACCGGCCTGAGCAACTAAATACTCAGACCGGTTGTTACACACTAATAATATGAATTAAACACAAAGCAGCAAGCTGCTCCAAAGGTTGTATCTAATTCTCACAAAGCGTCAAGGTGTTTTTACGGTTGTCCTCCGGCCCATGCCATAAGGATTAAAATGGCTACGAAAATAGCTGACTGAATGATCTCTTGGATGTTCATTGTGTTTAAAGTTCAATTTGTTTATATCCGTAGCAATCGGTCAAGTCGTCCATTACATGGGCAAACAGGTGAGCGTAGCGGCGGGGATCAAGGTAAATAATTGCTGTCTCGTCGTCCTCTTGGGTAAGCCACATTGTGTCGGCGTCAGCGTCATACCTAATGTAATCAAAATCTAGTTTTAGAGTCTTTTCAAACTTGCGAATTTCAATAAAAGCGATGTCTAATGGTGTTGTCATATTCTTAGTGGTTTGGTGTTTTAGCAAAATTTAATCCATTGATTGCCATTTAGCGCATGAGTATAATCGCCGCCAACTTTTGCGCGAAGTATAGTAAGCCCCTCTTCCTTCATTTCGCTTAATGCGTCTAAATCTCGCTTGGCGTCTTCAAAACATTTGTGGCTTTCTTCAACGCACCCGATGTATTCATCAGAATAAGAAACGATGTATTCGTAATCTTCATCAGAGCCGTAAAGAGCCGACTCTATCACTACGCGAATCTCGTCATAATCCAAAGCCTTCTTGATTGCTTTAAAGCTATAATAGCTAGGCAAGTGAGGCTTAACCATTGCGAGGTTAATTGCCCCTTTGCGGTCAATGATGTCTTCAGTTATCTCTCTGAGGTCTTGGGCCTCTTGGCTTTCTTTAATAATTACTGTCATGTCAGGGGGACAATGACACACTGATAACCAACGTCAACACCTATTTTAAACTTTTTTAGTTTTTTATTCTAAGGCGTGATTTCCTTTGCTTAAAATATCCCATGCAAGCGCTGCCACTGCTGGAACTTGTCCGTTTCCAATGGCTTTAAGTCTGTCCACCCTACAGGCCACCCCATTAGCCACTCTACCCAATTTGGGTTCAGAAGACCACCAGTTTGGTTTTCGTGATAAATCTGTCGAGGTAGTTGGTCTAACCGGTTTCGTTTTGTCCCGTCCTGATTTATTGAGCTTTTCGCCATCCCTGGAGAATCTTTCCAATCTCTTGCTGAAGGTGTTGGCCACATCGCCCTCCCAACCATTGTTTCTAGATTGGGATGCCGCTTTGGATTGTGGCAACTTTCTGGCGTTATCCTTGCTGCCATCGCGCTGCAACTTCTCGGTGTTGGCCATGATCCAGACTCTGTCGCGCTTGTGAGGCGCGGCAACGTGGTGCGCTCCCACAATACCCCATTTTGAATTAAACCCCATTTTGGCAAGGTCACCAACAACTCTGGCAAGACCTCTTCCCACAAGCATTGGTGAGTTTTCCACGAAAACGTGTCTAGGTCGAACTTCACCAATGATTCGCGCCATTTCTCCCCACATACCGCTTCGCTCGCCGTCAATTCCAGCTCCTTTTCCGGCGCATGAAATATCTTGGCAGGGGAACCCTCCGGTAATAATGTCAACTTTCCCTTTCCATTCTGTTCCATTGAAGGTTCGCACATCGTCCCAGACAGGGAATCTAGGTAAGAGGCCGTCAGCTTGCCGTTGCAGAAGAACCCTTCTTGGGTAGTCTTCGATTTCAACGGCGGCAACGGTTCTCCACCCTCGCAACATACCTCCAAGGATTCCTCCTCCAGCCCCTGCAAATAGTGCCAACTCATTCATTTATTAATTTTTAAAACGGGATCTCGTCAGCATCAGCAGTGCTGGCGTCTAGTGCCGCTGCTTTAGCTTTGTAAGCTTCGCCAGGATCGTTTGTGGCAGGCGAGGCGCTTTCGATACGCCATGCGACCAGATTGTTGAAGAACCTCCCGTCATGCTCGCGGCCTCGGATGTTGAAATGCACCGTGATCTCGTCGCCGACCTTGGCCTCGTCAATCTCTTTGATGCGATCCTTGACTAGCTCCAACTTAATGAATTGGTCAAATTTACCGTCGTCCACTTTCACCACAAACTCACGCTTAGTGAATCCAGAGTTAAATGTCTGCGTATCCCCCAGCAAATGGAGGCTTCCTGTTATTTTCATGCTTTCGCTCATTGTTTATTTTTATTGTTAATTCGTCTCGCTAATTCAGCCGGATCGTAATCTGGCGCTGCCGCGAGACATGGGCAGTCTGAAGTATTTCTAACGCAATAAGAAAAGGTCGCGCCTGGGTCATATCTGAAGCGGGGGTATCCGTCGCATTTAACGCAGGGCTTTAACGAAGCATAAGCCTCCCTGATCTCTCTATCCATTCTTAATATGATGAGTTAATCGCGCAACTTGTCCATCAGAATTGTGATGAATAAAGGCTTCAACGCACCTTGGGACTCCCACGTATCCTTTCTTGTGATGCCAGCTATCAGTGCCGGATGGCGATCTAATATGCTCAGCCGTCACTCCTATATAATCTTTCGCAGATTGCCATCTGGTCACGGATCGATGGTGCAGGTGATGTAAATAAATCGTCCTGTGCTTGGTAGCTGCCCACATCTCTGGCTCTTCTTGGGCCATGAGCAATGGCGTATCTGCCAGTTTCGCTCCATCCCCGTGGCTAAATCCGAGCATATTTGATCCGAATCTGACGTATTTACGATGATTGACCGATATGTCAAATGTGACGTTTTTGCTTTTTCGGAAATAAGCTTTGAGCGTTTGGGCGAGCATCCAACCTGCGACGTAATCGTGATTACTGGGGCAATGAATTACCGTGACATTAGCGTAAGGCAGCAGCCTCTCAATCGCCCTGACCATAAGATCTTTGCATTGGATGAAAGACTGCCACCAGAGACCATCCATGTCTTGAGGCGTTCCGGCTGTCGTGACTGGGCGCTGGCTGTCAATATGTAGACAATCGTTACCGATCACCATATAAACCTGGTCGATCTCCCAGCCTTGCGACATCCGCAGCAAGTCATCAATCCCGCGATCCACGCAGGCTACAGCCTCTCTTACGTTGTAGTTACTGCCCGTCTCTTCCTCAACCGCCAGCTTTCCAACGTGGATGTCCGATGGATCAAGTATTAGGCAGTGGGCATCTTTGATTTTCTTGCGTTTGAACGCTTTGAACTTTGGCGAGTATTTCCTGAGATCGGCCAGAACCGGCTCAAATAGCTCATCTAGGCTAAGGTTCTCAGCTTTGGAGAAAAGGCTGATGCGCTTTGATTTATACCAGAAATGCTTAACCGAGCTTGGCGATATGCCGGCCTCATCGCACTCTTCCATAAGCGCTGTCATTGCGCCGCCGGATCTCAGGCGTTTTAACACCTGCATCTCATCTTCGGTTAATCTTGGTCTAGGCATGAGTAAGTTCCATAATGTTAATATGTCCAAACCTTTTAGTGGCATGGAGGACAGTCCCGTGGTCTCTCTTTCTAAAGATTTCTGCTATCTTTGTTGTTGAAAATGTTGTGTGTCTTCTAATTAACGCCATCGCAATCATGCGCGGGTGAGCTATTCTGTTAGTTCGCGTATTGCTTAAGATTTCTTTACTAGTCAAGCTATATTTATCGCAGACACAATGTATGATGGCTGTCGCGGTATCGATATTTTCCTGATCGCTCATTTGTTTCGGTAAGATTTCCAGTTACAATTGACCACTCCACCAGTCTCTTCGGCTCTTGACCAAATAGATCTTCCGACCGCTGCCGCTGCCTCATTCGGTTTGTGATTCGTAATGATGACGGTCGCTAAAAGGTTGTCGTAGCGATGGTCAATAAGGTTAGTTAGCGTTCTCTGCTCCCAATCAGTTCCTGCTAGCTCGGACCATTCGTCCAAAATAAGCAGTGACACTTTCTTGGCCTGCTGGAGAGTCTCGCGGGCTTTTCCTTTTAACTGCCTATCATCTTCAAACTGTTGTTTAATTATTCCTAACAGGTCGTGAGTCTTAAAATATCGACTTCCTTGGTCACGCTTAGCTGCCATCTCAGCCCATTTGGTCGCTATCTGAGTTTTACCTGGCCCACGATCGCCGCATAAAATTAGCAAACAATCACCGCCTATTACTCGCTCCTCAAGCTCCAGCGCTTTCCCTAGCCCATCGCCGTGCATCTGCATTAGATTTGCAATGTGGCGAGCAGGAAAACCCCACTTTGCTAGCCAAATTTTTATCTCATTATAGTTCAGCGACATAGATTCCATTTCCTTCCGTTGTTGATAGCTGTTGCGCTTTATCAGCTTTTCCAAAGCTGCTTGGTTTTTTGTAAGCAAAAGCGTTGCGAGCTTTGTTTTTCCAGTTCTTGATTTTTTTACCATTCCCGTCATGCCAATTTGAAAGGACATATGTCTCGTATTGAAGTGATGCTGCTCGCTTCGATCTATTTTCAGTCCATTCTGGATTAATTTTAGGAAGTGAATTAACAAGGTAATCGGTAAACTCATTTAAATCGGGTTCAACAAACTCCTCTTTAGTAGTACTCTTACTCTTCTCTTTTCTTCTCTTCTCTGCTAACGTTTGACTAACGCTGTCACCGTTACCTTCTGCGTTATCTTTACTCTTCTTTTTAGCTACTCGTTTAGCTGTTAAAGCCCGTGTTTTCGACGTTTGCCCGTTGTGTCGCTCAAAATTAGGTAGAAACATATCATTACCATCAATAACCAACCAGCCCACCTTTACCATAGCCTCACTGAAGCCGGTAACGCCCGAGTAACGATCTAGTAACGCTCGCACCGTTAGCGGAGCGTTACCTTTTTCTGACTGATCATCAAACCAGTTCCAGACTCTTAAAAGTTTTCCAATGACTGCATCTGGATCAATGCCCAGCTCTCCTGCCATTTCAAATACCTCCGGCTTATCTAGTGTAGCCTTTTCAAATTTTATCCAATCTCCTGCCATGTTTTTATGTGTTTTGTGTTTTCGCGATCTCCGCCAGCATCTGGCCGGCGTTGTGGATTACGCATATTTGACCTTGCCAGGTCGAGTGAAGCTCCTGTTGAGCTTTAGTTAATTTACGGGCGCTGGGAGGCTTGGAGCCGTCCTTGATCTCAAACAGGTAGTTAAACCCATTTAAGCCCACAAGGATGTCAGGAATGCCCCTGCCAGCGCCCGATAAATCAAATACGCTAGCTTCGGGCAGAAGCTCCTTGAACTCCGCAACCACCTCTGAGTGATTGGCGTCTACCCTTTTAGCGTATCGCGTCATACTGTTTCTATAGTGTTTGCTAAATCTTTAGCGTAGGGTGTAGGATAGATCCTAATTTTTCTAGGCTCGCCAAACTTTGTCGATTTTATCAGCTCCTTGCGAAGAAGGTTCTTTTTAGCAAGATGGCTGACCGCCGTGTTAATACATCCACGGGTCGTTCCGATTACCGCAGCTAAATCTTCTGTTGAGATACCAGGTTCGCAGACTGTCGCTAAAACCAAAGACTTTCGGTAATATGTTGAAACACCTGCTCGCCTCCACCTTTCGGATTCAACTAGGTTTTTCATTGCAATAGTCATCGAATTACCACCTTTCCGAACAAAGCTTCTTTTACGTTTTTGGAAATTTCGCGGTATTCTGGGATGAAATCATCCTGAGCGCGTGAGACTACTTCCGTAAACTCGTCAGCTTTGACTTTAACAATTAAAGGATTTACTCCACGGTAATAACTCATAAACCACCACGTCTTGATTCCCGTGATAGCCATGCTCCAATGCACCTGTATTTTGTATTTTTTAGGCAAAACTCCCTGAATTAAATAATCGGTGTGTTCATCAATTCGGGGAGATTTTATTTCTAAGCCCATAGTGTATTCACCATTTTCATCCATAATCAATCCATCAGGGCTGCATCCGATAATCTTATCGTCACGGGTAACAAACCCAACCTCAGTGACCTGGTAGCCCATCATTGACTCAAAAAGCTCTCTGGCTGGGCCTTCATTTTCATGACCCCTATCAGTGTCAGCGTTCCCCATAAATTTATAAGGATCATCAGCATAACATTCTCTCGCAATTTGCTGAGCATACTTTAACCTGCTAGCTGATAGCTTACCGGTAGGAGTCAGGATATTACTAGCCTGAGAAGCCGTAGCCCGTCCAAGTCTAACTTTCTCCCAAGCTTCCGAGCCTTGTTTAATGTCGTCATGCACGATCATTTAGTTACCTCCTGACTAAAAAGATCTTCTGTATCAGGCTCGCTCTCGGTCTCAACAATATCCTCAAAAGGATTTACCGCAATTTCTCGTATTCCTGTAACCGGCTTGACCGGCGTTACGTCACGGAACCCAGCGATGTCGCGTCCTTCATCTTCATCATGGATACCGCCAAACCCAAAGGCTACGCGCCCACATTGAATGATCGATTTCCATTTAAGCATCCGGCGAGGATGTTGTTTCCAAGGCTCAGTGTTTCTCTTGACCTCTTCTAGGTATTCCCGATGCGTGGTAGGATGCTCACGATCCTTCCGGTGTATCTTGATTTCACACCAAGACCCATCCTCGGCCCACTCCTCGCTCATCCCGTTCATTTGCGGATGGTCGTTAATAATCCGAAGCCAGCCGTCAATAGAGACGATTGGAACAATTTCACCGCCCTTACCAGGAAAAGCGTAAAGCTCTTTGAGTAAAGGGTTTAAGCCGTAGGTATTAGCTACGATCACAAGGCTAGCAAACTGCTCATCGTTCTTGCAGCTCTTAAAAGCTGTAGCCTTTAAAATCTCAGCAGTGCGTTTTGAATTGCTGCCCAATCGCTCTGCAAGCTCTTGTAAAGCATTGCCCTTCTTTTGTTGTGTTATTTCGTTCATGTCGTTAAATGGAATATTTTGAAACGTGTTTTCCGTTCACGCTTATTCGCTCTGATTTTACTGGATGCCCATCGCGGCGTAGGTCTAAAACCCTTGCGGCAAGACGGGTGCATCCAAATTTTTTAAATGCCCCAAGTGTAGTGAGGCTTCCACCGTTTTCTAAATGCGCTAATATCTGACGCTTTTGTGTTTTGGTTTTCATAGTCCAAGGTTCTTTCTAGCTTGCGCGTAGGCGGCTTCTCGCGCCGCTTTGTATTCCTGGCTCTCATTAGCCCTGATTCGGGCCACTCCAGCTTCTATGGCGTCCCAGCGCTCACTAGGAGCGTATCTGGCTTTTCGTTCCTCGTCTTTAATAAGCGCGGCCTTTTTACTCTCTTCGTAAATGTCCATTAGTATGTCCTTTGTTTTGCGTTTAAAGCAATGTTGATTGCCTCAATTCTTTCAGCGACCTCGTATTCGCTCAACTCGTAATATCCGCCGATCAAAAGCTCCTTAATTTCAAGAAGCTCAAAATTCGGACGAAGATACAGCTTGTGAGCCATCTCTTGAATTCTAGCCTTCTCAACTGCTCGCGAGCTAGCAAACACCCACATAACGAGCGTGGAAAGACTAAGAAAGATCGCAGCTCCAATCATAAGCTCTTTCATTTTCTGGCTCCTTTTAATGCTTTGCTAAGCAGGTTCTGGACTAAGTCTTTAAGGCTTACTCCCTTTGTAACGGCAAGCACCTTAAGTGCCTGATGTGTCTCTTGGTCAACTTGTATTAGTTTCATTTTTTTAGGTCAGCCTTGCGCTGATAAATGAAACGTAGTCAAAAATAGAACCGAGTCAAATAAATTTCTTAAATTATTTTAATTTCGTGTTTTACGCCAAGTAATCAACTAGAGCATCGCAGTAGATCTGAGCTAGCTCTGACTCCATGCCGTCGAATAAAACCCACTCCTTAGCATTGCTAGCAAAAAACGGCTCCAGTATAGCGGCAGGTGGCTTTGTCTTTGATAAGAACCTGTAACCTCTACCTCCTTGGCTAATCGCCTTAACGCCTCTATCCTTCTGACCTGGCACAACCTCCGAGTGGATTTTACGAAATGCCTCTGCTAATTTCTGTCCTTCTTTACTTCCGGCGCAATACAGATATTCAAACCCGTTAGCACTAGGACTATGACAATTAAAATGAAGTTCAATCACGCAATCAAACCCCCAAGATTGTTCAGCTAAATACGAGCAGGATTTGTGATAGCTTTTAAATGGAGTCTCGGAAATAACTGTTGATGATATAGAACGCTCTGTAAGCTTCTCTCGTAGCTTTTCAGCCACGTATTGATTATAAGCCCACTCACTGACGTTGCCTCGGCTCACAGCGCCTTTATCGCCCATTCTAGAGTGGCCCACACAAATCAATACCTTCTTAATCCTCGGCTTTGGTTTGCGCGAGAAAATAGCTATTAGCTTTTCAAATATTGATTTCATTTCTGTCCGGTAATTAATGCACGTTGCCAGACATACTGACTATAATACTTCTGGCCTCTACCGATCATCGAAACCTCTTGAAATGTATAAAGCCGGCCATCAGTCAGAGTTATCACCGGAGGATCGTAGCTGCTCGCGTTTAATTCTTTTTGAGAGCCGTTCAATCCGCAAGACGGAAGCAGCATCACCAACGCTAGCCAGCTTATCAATTTCGTCTTCCAGGTCATCAATATATCTCCTCAGTTTTAAGTTTGTGTAAGCGACATAGGCTTGAAGCGCTGCTGTCAAAAGCTTCATCATTCGCCTTTTTTAAACCTCCGCCATTGGTTTATCAAAGAAAGTATTCCGATTAGCAGGGCTATGACCGCCGAAATAAATCCAACAGCCATTTCAAAGTAGTCAAAATAGGCCGAGATCGCTGACCATGAGCTGGCTATCATTCCGGTGATCGGGTGTGTTAAATGGTTATTCATTATTCTAGCTCACTTTGTGGCTCAGGCTTTATCGCCAGGAACTCTAGTTGAGTAAGCTCTTGGACACCCTCGGCATCTTCAAGCATCGCGTCGTCGTTAGCGGTGAATCTCCAGCAGTCGATGGCTATGAGTCGTCCACTGCCGTCGGTGGCTTCTGCCAGGTTAGCAACAGGTGGAAGTCCGGTGAGCGTTGTTCGTTGTTTGTTCGGATAGCCCCTGTCTGAGTCTACGGCTGCAACAAGTCCCGTGTAGAGTTCGTCGGGCTGAACAACATAGTATCGAAACCCTGTATCAGCGCGGGATTGCTCAATGTCTGTGAGTGGTTCTTGTTGTTCGTCCATTAGTCTATCAGTTCAAGTTCGTCGAGAAGCTCAAGGTCTTCTTCGATAGGTGGCTCCCAGCGTAGGCGTTGAAGATAAGTCTCAAGGTTAATCTCTTCGATACCCTCTAGGTCAAAATCGTCGGTCTCAAGGATGCCACTGCGCTTAACACAATACAGGCGGTCGCTGTTGGTC